TCTTTGCATTTATGCTCCTTTTTTTACCCCTTTTATAACACCTTTGTTCTTAGATGCATAGAATATCTTTTCACCCCTCTTCTTGCCATACTGTTTCTTCATGGATTTCATAATTTTTTTACCTTTTTTGTTAAGTGGCATTAATTATCCTCTGTAACTATGGTTGCTTGCTGTGCGCCGGCCTTTGCAAGGCTAACTCCAGCTCTTAATTTAGCTAATTTTTCGTTTTGTTCCATTTTTTCGTCTGCAATATCGCCTTGTTGCATTAATCTTGCTCTTGCAAGGTCTATTTGAGCCTCATCATTGTCTTTTTTACGTTCATTTTCCATAGCACGAAGGTCAACTTCTCTTGCTTTTAGTTTTAAAAGAGGATCGGAGTCAAATTGTGATGTAATTCTTTTCTCTTCCTTCATAAATTCTTCAGTCATTTCTGAAATTAACACAGATTTTCTAGATTCAATCTGATTTGTAAGCGCTTGTAGCTGTGCTTGAACCTGTGGATTCATAGCTGCTTGTTGTTGCATCATAATCATCTGTTGTAATTGTTCTCTAAACTCTAATTGCACCTGTTCTTGTGCCATTAGACTAATATGTTCTAAAATATTTTTCTGTATCGCTGCCATAACTGCAGGATTATTTCTAACAATGTTAGTTGACATAAAATTTAAGTGAGCTGTGATGTGTGCTCTGTGATCTTGACCAGGAAAAGCTTGAAAAGGTTTACCAGCTAACGCATTAATATGTTCCATACTTGGATCCATCGGTGCTGTTGGTGCTGGTGGCGGTAAAACTGCATCTACATTTTTAACACCGATTGCTTCATACATATTTCTGTACACTTGGTACAGGTTGTGTATCTGTGGGTTACTTGTTGCAAGTTGTAATTGTGTTTGTGCAAGTGTAATTCTTTGCGACATAGAAAAAATATTTGGATCTGCAACTGGTACAATATCTACTCTATCATCAAAATCGGTTTGTTTAATATTTCTTGCACCACCTACAACATCGTATGGATACTCTGGTGGTAAATATTGTGAAACTACTTTTGCAAGTAAACCAAACTCCTCTTTCATCGCTGCATAACATCTTTTGTGTATTGCAGACATTACACGTGAACCACGTTCTAGTAATGCAATAGTTGTTCCTACAGCTGCTGCTTGGTTACCGTCGCCAACACTCATGTCAGCAATCGCTGCGAATCTTTGACCTGCTTGCACAACTATACCCAATAAATTTAATAATGTTTGAGATGGTTCTTTATATGGTAGAGGAAAAAATGCATCACGTAATGATCCCCCCGGTGCATCAACGTCTTTGAACTCACCTGGTTGTATTGGTGATGCTTCATCTCTAACTCTAACGCCTCTTTGTTTAAATCCTGCAGGTAGATTAGATAATGTTCCTGCATCTAATAATTGACGGAGAGCCGCCGTTGCGGTACGGCTCAATCCGCCAATCATGTGAATGAGTCCAAAGCCATAAAATCCTAGTCCTGGCAGAAATTTAAAGTGGACAAAATATTGGATCTTATTTTTCTTTAGATCATTGGGCGCATAGTTTCTCCGTATGGAGAGTACTACTCGGCTACCTTCTTCAACAGTTACGATGTAAGGTAATTTTATTCCAGTTGGTTGTCCTTCTGGGCCAACTTCTTCGAAACCTTCTAAGTCTAAATTTACATGACACTCTAACAAAGTATAAATTGGTTCGTTTTTGCCAGATTTTTTTGTGCCATCTAATTCACGTTCTTTTTTTTCTAGATCATTATTTGTTACAACTCCTGGCGGTCCAAGTTCTACATCTCTATAAAAACCTGACACCTGTTGTTTTCTTAATTCGTTTTCTGATATTTTTATTGTGTGTATTACAGATTCTGCATCCTCAATGCTAGTTGCAGTGTATGGAACTATTAATTCATCTGCAGGTACAAACTTTGATACAACTCTACCCATAGGCACATCGTAGTAAACTTTTTTAAATGTAGATCCTGCAAGTGGTAAATGAAATAACATAGAATCAAACTCTGCTTCATATTCTTTCATTTCATCCATAATTAAATAATTCATGTAATCTTTTACACGAACAGCTTGTTGTTCTGTTTGTGGATTTTTTACACCAATAATTTGTGTTCTAACTGGTCCATCTGCTGGTAATAATTCTTTGTATGCTTGTGCTTGAAACTGTGTAACAGCTTCTGCTAACACTGGGTGTGTTGCACCAGATGCTCCTTGAAATGGTTCTGTTCTATTTTCATATTTAAATCCTAGTAAGTCAAGCCCCTCTGTATAAGATCTTTCCCAATCTTTTCTTGATGCTTTGTAATCCATATAATTTTGAACCATGTCATTACCGATTGGCTCTAAAACATCGTCTGGTAATAGATCTGCTAAATTATCAAAATGTGATTCTGTTCCAGGCACGTTGATTGATCCTGGTTCAAAGTCTAATGTTACACCACCATCGTCTTCAGGTATAACCTCTATTGGTTTTCTTTCCTCTTGTGCTTCTTGTTCCTGAACAGCAACTTCTTGTAACTCTTCTTCTGAAGGTATATCAAGTTTAGTTTTAACGTTCGGGAGTCCTTTGTCTATTTCTGCCATTTAATACTCCTATTGTTTCTTAACACCTTTTGTTTCATAAGGCAACCCATGAGGAGTTGGTCCTGATATAGGAGGGGGTCCTGATTTTTTGCCGATAATTCCACCCTCTCTTGCACCTTCAAATGCAAAAGCTTCTTGTCTAGCTCTTAACGCTCTTCTTTGTTCTGGTGTCATTGCTTTTAATTCACTCATTCTTTTTTTAGTAAACTTGCCTGCTTGGTATAATCCTTCTGCACCTAGTGATGCAATACCAAGTGGTGATGCCACTCTTGCTATACGCATAGCCATTTTAGGATTAAAACCTAAATTAAATAATCTTTGTGCAGCGCCCATCTTTGCAGATTGTTTTACAAGTTGTGGTGCAAAAGCTGCTTCCGCTGCAATGCTTGCTCTATCAATCGCGGACGTTGGATCTACACCAAATCCTGCTGTTAATGCTGCAGCACCAAGTGGGGTTGGTATACTTTTAAAAGCCTCTTTTAAAATACCTGGGCTAAAAAAAGGATTAGCACTTACTTGTCTACCAATGTTTAGCCTAGCCATTACATCATCAGGGGATCCAGCGGTTGTTCCTTTTGTAGTTGTTTTAGGTGATGCCATAAGTTCTGTTGAAGTATCAAAACCTAAATCTAAAATATTACCTTTTAAAGTCATGGGATCTACAATAATTGGTTTTAAAACATTAGCAGCTTTACTTCCTTGTTTACCACCTGTTGCAACTAACTCTGATATTTCAAAATTAATTTTATCTAATTGTTTTTGTAAAGAAGGTGTATTTTTTCTTTTCATTTTATTAACTAACTTTAATTGTTTGCTATATTTAGGTTTAAGTTCATCGTTTAATTTTTCTGCAACCACTTGATTAACTTCTGTTGCTTGTATAGCAAGTGCATCAATAGGATAAACTATACCTAATTTTTTAGCTTGAAAAATATTTGCTGTATGAGCTAATTCAAATTTTTTACCAAAACCTGTTTTTTGTTTTGTTCGTTTAATTCTTTCCTCAAATTTTCTTCCTTCACCAATAACTTGTTTTCTTTTTTGTGCAGCTTTTTCTACACCACCAACATTTTTAGGACCTCTTGCACTAGCTTGATAATCAAAACCTTCAGCGATTAATTGTTCTTTTCCTTTAGTCATCCAAGTAGGAGTTCCAGCTTTAGGGTTTCTATCTAATTTGAATTGTTCTATAACTTTTTTCTTCGCTTCATTAGGTGTGCTGCCTGCTCTGACAAGTTCTTTAAATCTTATTACTCTTTGATCTTGTCCTTGTTTTCTAGATATATTAAGTTCTCTTAATGATTTAATATTACCGGGATTTCCTGGTTGAAACCCTTGACGTGTTTTAATATCGGTTCCGCCTTGAAGTTTAATTCGTCCACCATCAGCTTTAAAATCTGGATTACGATCTTTAAAATCTCTAAATGGGTTTTCAGGTCTTTCTATATCTTTACCTGTTTTTACAGGAGTATCATCAAAACCAAACTTTCTAACTTTTTTAGGAGTTGTTAGATATTTGTTTACTTGTTTTAAAATAATTGGAGTAAGTTTTAAACCAGCCATTACTCTCCTAACATCGTTGCGATACCACCTGATGCAAAGTCATCAGGACTTGGATCGTAATCACCTTGTCTCGATGTCATAAAATCTGCAGCCTCACTACGATCTTCTACAATTGCTCTTGATCTTTTTCTTTTGTTAATGCCCTCTACAATCTCTTTTGTAGTTAATTTTTTACCAGCAAACTGTTTTAATTTAGAAACATCAGAGTTTAGATCGACAACATTGTCAAACTCATCAACCGCACCCTCTATCTCAAAATCATCAGGACCTACCATTCTTGATTCTGGAACTATCTCATCTGCTTGAAATGTATCAGCAGGTTTACCTTTAGTTGCCTCATCAGCCATACCTGGTTTAAAAGTTAAATTTACTGGTGCCTCTGACATATTATCAACAGAATTGTACTCTACTCTAACAGTTCCATCATCTAAATCTCTATAAACAGTCACCTCATCTGCAAATTTACCTTCTTCTAATTTTTTAGTGTGAACAATTTCACGTTCTTTAGTTGCAAATTTTTTAGTGACATCTTCACCCTCTGTAATAACTTTATTAACTAATGTATCGAACCATTCTGGTTTACCTGCAACTGGTGGTGTTTTAACAATTGGTGCAGCTTTGGTTGCAACTTTACCTAATTTAAAAAATTTACCAACAATAGGTAATGCTGCAAGACCTCCCATAATTTTCATAAACTTTCTTCTACCTGGTTGATCTGGTCCGTCTTTGTAACCAATACGGCCACCTTGTGCTTTTTTATCTGGGTCTATTTTTTTAGGTTTAGCTCCCGTTGCTTTCATGATACCTGATCGAAGAGCAGCGCCTTCTTGTGTGCCACCCATAATAGCTTTACTCGGATCAAGAAATCTACCTTGCAT